TTAAAAGAACCGCTTACTAGGGTTCTAGAGTAGTACCCTATCGCGGTAAGGTCTAGTACGCTCCAGGGGAGGCTCTGGTTAAGGAACTGGTATGGTAGCACCGCGGTTTGTTTTAGAACTTGTCGTATGATAGGGTAGGTTCCCGTCTCTATCGTCGCGGGTAGTATAACGCCTCCGGGTAGTACGACGATACCGCCGCCGGTTCCGGTTCCGGGGGTAAGGTCTACGGTAGAAGCTCCGCCAGCGTTTTTAGCTTCGAGACGCGAGAGAGCGCGGTTAAGTCGTCGGGTAAGGTCGGCCCGGAGCGTTCCTAGTTCCGGTACGAACGTTACGCTACCGTCGTCTGCTTCGGTAGCGGTAATGCTACTTACGCGATACTTAGTACGGGCCGCCGTATGGTCTACTACCCAGAGATAGTCTCCTACGTTAAAGTCTTCGTAAGGTTGAGGGCCGCTCGTATCTATCTGTACGGTGATACCGTCGCTAGGGACGGCCGAGACGCTTAGTACTTGGTCTCCCGCTAAGTTAGCATGCGTAGCGCTAGCCGTATTCGAAGAGAGGTTTAGGTATGTCTCTTTACGGCCGTATGTTCCTACGCTTCCGCTGTTGCTACGAGTTACGAACGCGTTAGAGCCGTAAGCTACTAGTACCGTGTTTCGTACCGGGCCGGCTTTCTCGGTAGAGAGCTCTCCTACGCTTTGTCCGACTCGAAGAGAGACGGTAGGGGTAGCTACGGTAAGGTCGGCTCCGCGGTTATTGTAGTAGCGTATCTCCATGTCGGGAGAGACGTAGATATCTACCGCTAGCTCCTGGTGTCTCGCCGCTATCTCCGATAAGTTAGTACCGGCGCTCTCGGAGAGAGTAAGAGACTTAGAGAACGCGGCGCCGTTGCTATCTATCGTATCGCTAAAGTCTGCCGAGAGTTCTAGTAGCGCTCCTCGCGCGTGCGCTTCGGTAAGTAGGGTACGCATTATCTTACCGGCGCTAACGCTGTTAAACGTTCTAGTAGACGAGCCGCCGGCCGGATATACGAGAGCGTTCTCTAGTAAGCATCGTACGCCGCGGCCGGAGACGGAAGCTACTCGGTTCTCTCCTTGTACGTCTCCTCCGGTCTTGCTTACCGTTACCGACTCGATAACGCCGGCGAAGACGTAAGTAGTGTTCGTCGTACCCCAGGATAACTTTACTATACGGCCGGTAGTTAGCTCGGTAGCGTCTTCGTAAGGTATGCTAAAGCTAAAGGAGCCTTCTCCGTCGCGTTCGTCTAGCCACTGCCTACCGTAAGCAGTTTCTAGACGGCGTACGAGAGTCGTACCATCGGCTTCGAAGAGAGCGCTAGATAGGAAGTTACTCATAGCCAGGCGCTAACGGTACTGATAGATATACTAGGTGTCCCTGCGGCGTTTACGAAGAGGAACGCGATATCGTTTTCACCGGGAGCGATAGGAAGCCAGAACGGGGAACCGGTAGTAGTAACGTATCCGGTAAGGTCTGTTAAGTCGTCTCTCTCGGCATAGTAGCTACCGCAGTAGAGGGTGATAGTTCCCGTAAGCGCCGCGCCGAAGACGATACCCGCCGCGGTCGTATTGTTATATATCTGAAAGCTGTCCGCAGTTCCGGTTATTGCGATAGCAGCGTCATAGACTACGGAAGTACCGGCCTGTTCTAAAACTTTGTTCCCGCCTCCCGTATAAGAGTAAGTCTCGGTGTTAGGGTCTCTAAAGACGCCGGCGGGGATAGTTACTAGAACGGTAGCTCGCGCGGCGGTAGGGCCGAGCGCTACTAGCTCGATATTCGGCGAGACATGTACGTCAGCTACACGGGTACTTCCTACGCCGTAAAGAGTAAGAGTACGAGTACCGGCTAGGCTACCGTAGTTAGGGGTTAGTAGAGTTTTAAAGCGGTCTATATTTTCGAAGAGGCCGGCTCGTACGTCGGAGTAGGCGTTACCTTCGGGGTCTTTGTCTCCGTAGATAACGAAAGAGAGAGAAGCCTGCCGCGCGTCTAGCGTTCTACGTCGCGCTACTTGGCCGGGCCGGGAGCCTACTACGAGGTCTCCTCCTCGTACTCCGGCTCCGTTTAGAAGGTCGGTAAAGTCGTCGCAGAACCAAGCGGGGGTAGCGAGAGGTACGTCGTCTATAGCGACATATTCGGAAGCTGTTACTACGTACGGCATAAGTTATCCTCTTAGTTGCGCCGCGCGGCGGAGCGCGGTCGGGATAGAGGTAGAGGAAGGTTCCGCCTTCGGGTTATTTATCTCGATACTATAAGTCGCGGCGCCTCTGCCTACTACTCCGGTTAGCGCATTGTTCGGGATAACGGTACCGGCGCTTCTAGGTACGATAAGCTCCGGTCCGCGCTCGCCTACCATATAAGGAGTTCCGGCGCTAACGGGTCCGCCGACGGCGCGGCCGGCTATCTGGTCTCCTACCCATGATACTACGCCACCTCCAAGCTGTGCTACCTTCCCTAGTAGCTCGTCTAGCGGTCCGAGCGCGGAGTCGATAGCGTCTCTAAGGCTAGAGAAGAGAGACTTAACGGTATCGACGACGACACGTACGGCGGAGCCGAAGAGGTCGAACGGGGCGGTAAGGATAGAGGTTACGGTACTCCATAGACCGGAGATAAACGATACGGCGCCGGATATGATGCTCTTAACGATGTCGAAGGAGCCGGTAACTAGAGTTACAGCTACGTTTATCGGGGTCGCTATGATGCTAGTTAGAGTGTTCCATACTCCGGAGATAAACGATATAGCGCCGGAGACGATAGCTCTGATAAACGCGAAGGCGGCGTCCCAGATAGCGCGGATACCGTCTACTACGAACTTAAACGCGGCGTATAGAGCTTTCCAGTAGCCGACGTAGAAAGAGACGATAGCGCTACCGACAGTTTTAAAGAAGCTTACTATACCGTTCCAGACGGTTTTAATGCCGGAGACTATAGCGCTAAGACCTGCTAGTATAGCTTTCCAGTAGCCGACGTAGAAAGAGACTATAGTACGGCCGAGCATCTTAAGACCTTCTACGAAGCCGGCCCAGACTTTCGACATAAACTCGACGGCTTTAGCTAGAGCTTCTTTTATCTTGTCCCAGTTCTTGACGATAAGTACGACGATAGCTATCACGGCGGCGACGCCGAGGATAACTCCCCACGCTACCGGGGGGATAGCGAGAAGGGAAGAGAAGCCGCTAGAGAGACCGGAGAGGCCTTTAGTTACGACGGGGCCTATCTTGGCAAGGCCGGAGAGTCCGGAGGATATCTTACCGGTTATAGAAAGAACCGGGCCGGCGGCCGCGGCGAAGCCGGCGAACGCGAAGACTGTTTTTTGTACCGGCTCGGGTAGCGCGGCGAACTTCTCTACTAGCGTTACGAGCGGCGGTACGATAGTTTGGATAGCGTCGGTAAGGATAGGGAAGAGTTTAGTACCGATATCGCCTAGCGCTATAGTAGCCTGGTTACGTAGAGCGGCGAGGCTCTCGGTATAGTCGGCGGTATCTTTAGCCGTATTCTGGATAGCACCGCCAGCGGTAGAGAGCTCCGTTACGTAGTCATCTACGTTAAACTGGCCTCTACGGATAGCGTCGAGGGCATCGGCGAACGTCTTAGCTCCGAAGACCTCGGAAGCTAAAGTCTGTGCCTCCGCCGTCTTACCGGCCGCTAGATAGGCTTCTATCTGTTTTACGCCTTCGGTAAAGAAAGCTTTAGCGCCGGTAGCTCCGCCTACTCCGCTCGCGTTAAGCTGGTCCTGTAGCGTCTTAGCTTCCGCGGTAAGTGCGTTTCTGTCGTTCTGTGCTTTTACGAGCGCGGCTTCGGCCGCTAGAGCTTGAGAGCCGCCCTTACCGTACTTGCCTACGGTTTCGTTATACTTAGCCTGCTTTGCTTCGAGGTCTAGAGTACTCTCGCCTAGCTTAGTCTGTACTTCCGATAGCCTCGTCTGTACCTTCTCTAAGTCGGTCCCCTTCGTAGACTTTACGATAGAAGCCTTAAGGCCGGCGAGTACCGTCTCGGTATTGACGCCGCTTTCTTCGAACTTAGCGAGAAGGGAGATAGTCTCGTCGAACGTAAAGCCGAGTTCGGAGAACGCCGCCGACTGTGTAACCGCGAGAGACGTAAGGCGGTTAAACTCTACTCCAGAAAGTTGAGAAGCGCGGAAGACTTTATCGAGCGCTTCTCCGGCTTGCTCGCTCGGTATGTTAAACGCGGAGATAGTACGGGTAAGGTTATCGAGGTCCGCCGAGACGCCGGTAACCTGTTGTAAGTCCGCTATCTGTTTCGTAAGCCCTTCTAGAGGAGCTCCGGTAAGCCCTAAACGCTGGTTAAGGATAGAGATAGTATCGGCGATGCCTCCAAGGTCTTGAGAGGTAGTCTTACCGACGTTACGGAAGCTATCCTGAAGTCCGGCTAGCGCCTCTCCGGTTAGTCCCGTCTTAGTTTGGATAGTATCGTAGTAGCCATCGACGGCGGTACCGGCGGCTACGGTAGCTCCGATAGCGCCGACGATAGGTACGGTTAAGTTTCTAGTAAGACTTCCACCGATATTCGAGAAAGAGGTACTTAGCTTCTTTTCGAGGTTGGCGGTAGCGTTACCGGTAGCTTTATCTAGCTCGCTAGAGAGAGACGTAGCGAAGGCGGTATCTAGCTTAGGTACGACGACGGCCGCGACGGTAGCTACTACGTTCTGGATGTCCATTACTTGGCCGCCTTCCTACCCTGTCCGTCTTTAAGTATCGTCTGTAGCTCGGCTAGGGTCGTGCCGGCTTTACGCTTCTCTTTAGAGGTGTCCCAGGGGCGTGGTATATGCAAGGGCTCCGGAAGACGAGTACCGGGCTTAGAGTTAGCGCTTACGTAGGTTCTAAGTATGCTATGTAAGAGTTCTACCGTTACGGCCGCTAGTTCGCGTTCGGCGGGCCAGCTACTCGATACGGCGTTCACGGTTGCGCTATCTTCGGGGAGTTTCTTTACAAGAGAGGCTATTCTACGAGCGCCTAGCGGAGAGGTTCCCCAGAGGTCCTCTGCTAGTTGTCTATGGTAGAAGCGTAGCCAGTCGGCTTCGAGCGCCTCGTAATGCTCGGCTACTAGCGAGACGAGGCTTAGGAGTTTCCCAGGTTGTCGAGACCGTATAGAGCGGGGATAGCCTCGACGAGTGTAGTAACGTCGGAGATAGAAGGACCGGACCGTACGAACTCTTCCCACTGCTCGCCGAGTAGCGTAGCGAGGGCACGCATAACGTCTTGAGTATTGCCGCTAGAAGCCTCGACGAAAGCCCAGGGGAGTTCGGAGGGGAGCTGCCAGTCTTTACCGTTAAAGCGTAGTGTAACGGCTTCGCGTTCTACTTCGGCTCTCGCTATGCGGGCGGCGTCGAGGTCTACGACGCGGGCCACGGCTTACGCTCCGAAAGCTTCGTCGTCGGTCAGAAGGATGAAAGGCGCGTCGCCTGTCTGGTTACCGAGAACCGTAAAGGTTACCGGCAAGTCTGCCGCGGCTCCGCGCTGTAGCTGTGTCTCTACCGCGTCCGAAACTTCGGCGCGACGAACGATAAGACGGTAGTTACGGTCTCCGTCGTTCCAGTCTACCATAACGGCGCGCTCGTCGATAGTGCCAGGAGCAGGCGGCTCGTAAGTAAAGATACCTAGGTTCTCGGTAACGGTTCCGCCGCCAAGAGCGAGTACGAGAGTCTCCGCGTTCCATTGGCGCATAGTCATAGAAAGAGTCGAGGAGGTAGCTGTTACGACTTGGCGGATAGGGTAGAAGGACTGCCAGGCGTTGATATCTTCCGCGGTCTTTGAGACGCTCCAAGTTACGCCGTCCTCCGAGAGGTAGCCGAGTTCGGTCCACGCCGCGTCGGGGGTACCGGAAGGGTTAGTCGGCTCTGGTGAGTCGATAGCCGCTACCCATACGTAGCCGTTAGCTCCTACGAGTGTCTCTGATGCGTTAGCCATGTTTGCTCCTACTGGTTAGGGTGTGCTGTTATTGATACCGCGAACGTATAGCGCGCGAGCTCCGTACTTTCGTCCGGAGCCCAGGCTAGGCCGGTATCCGGTCGTACGTCAGTTACGACGCCTTCCGCTAAAGGTGCCGCCGGTAGCCTAGCTTGCAACACGGCGAGACTCGTAGAGGCGAGCTCCCACGCTTCGGCCTTGCTATTCGCCCAGGCTTCTATAGCTATACGGGGGCGGTCTATCCAGCCGTCAGTATCGGGGATGCCTCCTACGCGAGAGATACGAAGACGAGGTAGTATAGCATCCTTAGGGACCTCGGTAGATACGCGGCCGCCATGTAAAGCCGCTAAGTCCGGGTCTTCTTGTAGGAACGCTACTAAAGCGCGTTCTACGTCTATAGCTTTATAGAGAGTCATAGGCTACCTAGCTTCCCGGCTTTCGGTCGGTACCGGATAGAGTCCCGCCGGACTCTAAGGCAGCGCGAGTTAGTACGTACTTCGGGGGGCTCTTATACGTCCCGTATTCGTGAAAGATAGCGGTACGAGCCGTAGAGCCTACTATGCCTACGGCGCCTTTATAGTCGCCTTCGATAGCCTCGGAGAACTTGCCAGCTTTGCGGCGCCTTCTACCTCTAGCGCGCGCGGCGGTAGTAGAGTTAGAACCTCTAAAGAGGGAGCGAAGGTTACGAGCACTCATAGCGCCGGCTACGAAGCTATCGGCGTAGTATCCGGTATCGTATACTTCTACGCGAGCGATAGCGGATGCTTTCTCGGCTATCTCTTTAGCCTTGTCTTCTAGCGCGTCTTGCATACGAGTAGAGGCGGCTAGAGTAGCGTACATAGCTTCGGTATCTATTGTTACTTTATTCTTACTCACGTTCGGACCTCTACTAAGATAGCCTCTAAGTGGTGCGTATCTCGCATACCGTCGCGGCGTATAGGGTCGCCGTCTACTCGGTAGATAGTATCTCCTACTACTACGACGTCGCTAGCTTTTATGTCGGCGTCTGGTAGAAAGAAGGCGCGAAACTCGGTACGGACGGTCTCTCTATCGAGGGTCTGCTCTACGCTTCTAGTTACGTCGATACGGCACGGATAGGGGCCTCTATCGGTTTCGTCGTAAGTCGTGTTACCGTAAGCGTCGAAGCCGTTAGCGTCGTAAGTACGTACCGTAGCTACGCGGTTTAAAAGGTGCCGCATATCAGCGGTTCCTATACTGGTCGAGTAGCCTAGCCTCGGTCTCTCCTAGCGTAGGCGTTCCGGCCGCGTAAGTTACGCTATAAGCTCCTATAGTCTCTTGCTTAACTCCCGCCGGAGCGTCTATAAGACGACCGGCTAGCGCGAGGGTTGCCGCTTTTATAGGGCCGGGTACGGTAGAGTAGCCGTGAGAGTATGTTACTACGATACGGCGCGGCGTTGCTACCCAGGGACGCTTAAGGCGGGTAAGACCTCCCCAGGAGGTCCAGAGGTAGTCTTCGTCGAAAGTTAGAGCCTCGCCGTCTTCTTCTACGATAGAGACCTCGGTAACCGGAGTCTGTGGTAAAAGTAGAAGAACGGTACCGCTTCCGTCTAACGTTACTTCGTCGTCTTCTACGAGGTCTATATCTTGGCCGATATAGGCACGTACGGCGTCGGAGGCTAGAGAGAGCGCTAGAGTAGCGCTAGCGTCAGCGTTATCGATATCGCGGGCTAGATAAGCCGAGAGCTCGGCTACGGTTGCGAAG